CCTCTTTGTACTCGGCATGGTGGCTTTTGCTTGTATGTTTATGATGATCTTCGTCGTATGGCTGGACAGAATCTTCAGAGATTGAAAAATGGTTAAAAAAAAGTTTACACAAAATCACATATTGGGTTTATAATATATATGGGCAAGGAAGAAAAATTAAACCTTGTGAAGCATAGTCATATGTGGGGATTGGTAACTAAAGGAGGAAATTCTTTGGTGTCAATTCCCATTTTTTTTATTCCAATCCCCCATATTGGATATAAAGCCCCGACAATCCAACCTATACACGGACGGCAAGCCGGGGCCAAATTTAACCCAGGTTTAACGAAATGACCCAAAACCATATCATAAACCCAGAAACAGGATTCCTTGAAAACCCAGCCTACGCATCCCAATTCGATTCAAAAAGAAAACTAGAGTTCCTCAACCTATTCAAATCCAACGGAATGGGCCTCTACCGTACCTGTAGAGCCCTGGGTCTAAGCACAGAAACAGTCAATAAACACTATCAACTAGATCCCGTCTTTAGAAAAGCTTACGATGAAGCTAAAGTAGAATATACGGATGAGCTGGAATGCGTATCACGTTCTAATGCACTTAATCCTCGATCGGTAATTGAACGGATATTCCAGTTGAAGGCTCTCGTTCCCGAGAGGTACGGGGAGCAAAGGAATCCTGGCACTCCCCACATTACCATCAACATCGACGGTAAATTGTTGGAGTCTGCTAAAAAAAGGTCAGAAATTATCGATGCGGAGATTATAACTAGCACTCTCCCCCAAAAACAGGAAAGGCTTGATAATCAACTGGAAATGAGTGCCAATAATAACAGGGAATACAACGATAATACAGGCGATATGCCAGAAGATGGGACAAATGCTTGACCATCAACAGTATATGACCGATAGGGGTAGTAACATAATGGTTATTATCGGAAGTATCCTAGGCAGGGCGTTTAATAATTAGCACTATGAAAAAGGAAAAGCATGCTTACCGGATTTTTGAACCAATCCCCCAGGGGGGTAGGGTATCAGTGGCCATGTCCCAAACCCGACTACACTGTACAAAGAGGCCGGGGAGGAAGGGTAGGAGATGTGGGGGTATAGGGTAATGATATCCGTAGTGGTGCGTAGTGGTGATCGGACGAAGTTATTGGGTGGTTTAATCAAATTTATCGATGATTTGATGAAGGAGGGTTATTACGGGAGGGTAGAGATACAATTCATTGAGGGCGAGATAGTTTTATTGAGGAAGGAGGAGAGTATCAAGCCCAGCATATTGGTGGGGATGGTATGAGATGTATAAAGTGTGGTAAAGGGGATGTAGACGGAAGCAAGTTAGAGTTGCCTGGGGTGAGATTCAACAATTTAGAAGGTTCGCCGACGATATGTGAGCGATGTTTTTCTGAGATATTTAGGACCAAGGGAGAGAGGAGTGAGGAGGTAAAGGAGTGGTTAGTGTGTAAGAAGTAGTACAAGGCGCAACTGAAGCACTCAGAGCGTGATTAGTGGGTCGGACAGAACGGCTCATTGGTCGCGTTTTTTTTTATTTATGAAAAGGGTAAAGGGTGGCGAGGAGCAGGTGATATTGATGACTCGGGAGCGAGCGCGTGAGATAGTAGCTCGGGCGATTGTTGACTGGTTTTTGAAGGGAGCGAAGGGAGACGTGGGCGAGGTGGCGGAGTGTATAGTTAAGCGGATGGGGTTCAAATGAAGTTAGACGATCCGAAGATAGAGGAAGTGAAGGCTCGATGTCGGGATTCGTTATGGTTTTTATGTTCGACATTTTTAGGATACAAGGACTGGGATCTAGTTCACGATGATGTAGAGCGGTGGTTGCGGCGTCCGGCTTTGCAGAAGGCGGTGTTATTGCCCAGGAACCATTTAAAGTCTACGTTTGTGACGATAGCGTATTCGATACAGCAGATATTGAGGAACCCGAACATAAGGATTTTGATTGGTAACGGTGTTTGGGACATGAGCCGGAAGTTTTTAGATGAAATCAAAGCTCAATTAGAGGGGAGCCAATTGAAGTATTTATTTGGTGAATTTGTATCGGCTCGTTGGAACGCGGACGAGATCATAGTTAAGCAGCGGACGAAGCCTTTAAAGGAGCCGACGATATTGACGACGGGTGTAGAGGCTGAGACGACGGGTGGTCATTTCGATTTAATTATTTTAGATGACTTAATGGGATTACAGAATTCCCAGACAGTTGATCAGCGTGCGAAGGCGAAGCGATTTCGTCGGTCGATGAGCAATTTACTAGAGCCGGGTGGTTTACTGATTGAGATTGGTACGCGTTGGCATTTAGACGACACATTTGCGGAGATATTCGAGAAGGAGCGCGAGTATTACGATATTTTGATCAAGAAGGTTGTAGAGAACGGCAAATTAATTTTCCCTCGCAAATTCGCGAAGCGATTTGATGTTAACCGGAAGAACTGGATTGCCGTGAATGATGCGACGTGCATGGACTACGTTGAGCATTTGAAGAAGAAGATGCCGCTGGATGAATTTTCCGCCCAATATTTAAATGAACCTTTTTCGTCTGAGAATCAATTATTCAAGCCGGAATTTTTCAAATACTGGAATCGGCGGCCCGACGAATTATTTGTCGGGATGTTTATTGATTTAGCGATCAGTGAGCGGGTACAAGCGGACGAGACGGCGATAGTGATATTGGGGATGGATCGTGACTGGAGGATATATGTACTGGATTACCTTAAAGGTCGTTGGAAGCCTACCGACATTGTGGGAAACATCTTCGACATGCACGCAAAGTGGAAACCGCATTGTACCGGCATGGAAACAAACGGATTTCAGAGAACCCTTAAACTGGCGTGTGAAGACGAAATGCGAAAGCGGAAGCAATACTTTCCCATTGACGAAATCAAAACCGGTCCGGAATCGACGAAGGAATCGCGGATCAAAAGTCTAGAGCCGTTTTACCGGAAGGGTGATGTTTTTCATTCTTTATGGATGAAGGGCAAGGATTTGGAGAATCAATTGCAGGCTTTTCCGAAGGGAAGGCATGATGATCTGATAGACGCGATGGCGATGGGGTTGCCGTTGATGAATCCCGGGGTCATGGGGAGGAGCGAACCGTTAAAGGAGTGGACTTGGGACTGGTGTGTAGAGCAGGCGTTTAGGAACAACCGTCCTTATCAAGGATTTTTTGATTATGGCAGATAAACTATACGAAGACACAGAAGTGAAGAGATCGGCGAAAGAGGGGAGAGACGTATCCTTATGGCACGAACGGATTTCGTTAGCCAAGAAGGACAAGGACCGTTGGATAGACGAATCGGGTGCAAACCGGTTTGTTGACGAATACAAAGGCCGTTACGATTTATATTTTCAAGGTCGATTAAAGAAGATCAAAGTTCCGCCGGTGAACGAAGTATTTGCTTACGTTCAATCGGACATCGCCGCGACGTACAACAAAGATCCGTATATTACGGTGAATCCGAAGGCGGGAACGGTGCGGGGCGCGAAGTTATGGGAAGTCTGGCTCAATTATGCATGGCGAGAGTTGAAGGTTAAAGAGGAGTTAGAGCTGGAGATTATCGACAAGGATCTGGTTGGTTCTGCGTGGCACAAAGTCGGCCATGCGGTTGATTCAATAGGGACCGGCGACAAATTAAAGATATTGAACGAAAGTCTATATTCGCTCCGGGTTGATTGGAAGGACATGTTTTGGAACATCAATTCCAAGCGTCCGCCGAAGGACTGTCAATGGATGGCGCAGCGGATTGTTCGGCCTTTGGACGATATAAAGAAGTCATATCCCCGGGCGAAAGGTTTGCAGGGCGTTCCCTATCCGGAAATTGACAAAGACGAATACAAGAGAGCGACTTACAAAGACGACATTAAAGTCGGGTGCATGTATGAAATATGGGATGCCCGGGACCGACAGGTTCTTTTGATTGCCGACGGTTTAAAGGATCGATATTTAGCGGATCCGAAACCTTGGCCCGATTATTTAGACGAATTTCCGTTTCAATCTTACTGGGATTTCTGGGTTCCGGGATCGGCCTATCCGATGTCTTCTATTGCCCCGTGGGAACCGCAGATATTAGAAGAGATGATTCTATTGGCTCAAGCGATCAATCATGCGAAAAGGTGGAACCGGCAACTATTTATTAAGGGCGGTTCGATTGACGACAATTCGTTGGACAAATTCGAACGTGGGGACGATGGCGCGGTCATCACGGTCAACGCGAACATGGAGGATTCGGGTTTTAGGTTTTCCGATTTCGGCCAACTTCCGGTGGATTTCTATTTAATCATGGATCGGTTGCAGGCGATAAAGCGGAATATCCATGGCCAACCGGAATTTATGCGCGGAGGGATAACGAAGACAAATACCCGGACCATTGGCGAGCTTCAAATGATGGAATCGGGTGCCCGGGGCAGGGAAGATCGGAAGGTAGATCGGTTGGAGACTCATTTAGAGAATATTGCCCGGCATATGATGGCGCACATGAAGGCGAATTTTGATTTAGAGATGGCCATTAAGGTGACCGGCGAGACGCCGGAGGAAGTGATTGCGACGTTGGGTGCCAATTATAATCCGGTGACTAAGACGGTGACATTCACTCCCGAGGAGATCATGGGCGAATATGACATTGAAGTGAAGGCCGGTTCGACCCTGCCGTTGGACAAATCGACGCGGATGCGGGTTTACGAATCCGTTTTGCAATCCGTGGCGGCGGTGGTATCGAAAGGGCCGATGTCGCCCTTTATCAATGCTTTAATCCAAGGGATTTTGAGTGATTACGATATCAAGGCCCTAGAGGAAGCATATCAGCAAGAAGTCGCCCAATTCCAACAGATGCAAATCCAAAATCAAGGTCAAATGGGTGTTGACCAACAGAAAACAATGGCGGAAGCGAGGAAAAGGGAAGCCCAAGCGCAGCAGATACAAGTGGAGACGCAAATATCCGCCCAGGATGCGATGATTGGGCCGATGGGTCGAGCGCAAACGAAAAGGATTGAGAAAGAACCTCTGTTGATAGGCGAGGAAAAATGAAGTTTTTTTGTGACGGATGCAAGATAGACAGGGATTTTGACAAAGATTTTGGGATCGCTGTCATTTCTGGCAAAAAAGAATTTCTCCACTATTGCCGGGCGTGTATTCGACCGGCGGTATCGATGCCTGATGTTTATTGGGACGGAAAGCTGGAGGAAGGATTGGCGGACGATCCCGTTACCGGAAAACCGAGGATATTTTCATCGAAAGGCGAGAAAGCGGCGTATTTAAGAGAGCGGGGAATCGTCGAGGCAGGTGACAGAGTTCACGGTTCTTTTCCATCGGTAACAGATGTTCAACCGAAACAGGATACGAAAGAAATAGTCAGGGAAGCGTTGCAGAAAGTCAAACAGATGGGCCGGGATTACAAGCGACAAGAATATTTAAGGATTACGAAGGAAGGAAATAAATATGCCTAACAGGGAATTAATCAGCAAAGCGATGGCGCATCCCAACACATTGGGTGCGGGAGCCAAGGCAAGGCGGAAATATTTAAAAGATCCGCAGGATAAAGTTCACGTCGTTATGAAGGAATTCAAACGCGGGACATTGCATAGCGGTTCCGGTGGAATCGTTAAGAACAGAAGGCAGGCCATAGCTATTGGGTTAGCAGAAGCCCGAAAACACGGGAAGATTTAAGTTAAATAAAAAAGGGAGAAGACAATGGATAATTTAACGACCGACAATCAAGGAGCCGTACCAACGGATAATCAACCGCAGGTTGAACCCGTTTCACAGCCGACCGGAACCGGTGAAAATGGCGGACAAGCCGTGACAGGAGAGGCACCCGCCGTTGACTTGTTTAAAGGGATAGACCCCAACAAGTTGCCTCCTGAGGCAAAAGCGCACTATGACAGTATGTTGCGCGATTATAGGGACAAGACGACAAAACTGTCGGAAACCATCAAAGCCGAAGTCGCAAAAGCGACGGAGACTTACAAGCAAAAAACGGAACTATACGATCAGATAGCGGCGCAGGAGGAGTTTGTCAAACAGTGGAACGAATACGTTCAGAAACCAAATTCTTCCCAAAGTCAGCAATCCCCGGGTGATCCGGCAATTGAGCAATTAAAAAC